TAAAAGATTTGCATATTCCAAGTTTAACCTATCCCCATTGGTATTACACTCAAGTGTGGCATTTGGTAACCATCTCCGGAAGATATGAACAATTCTAGGAAAATTTTTGTTCATTGTGTTTTCACCAAAACCAGAAAATGATATTTTGCCAGTAAAGGTGTATTCTTCCGACGATAAGTTTTCACAAATCATTCTGGCCCCTCTTGGGGTCATATGAAGATGTCTATTCGGGAAAACTTCTGGATTGTGTCTTGGACAAAACACGCATGTTCTATTGCATAGTTCTGTTGTATTGACTTCAATAGTTAAGATACTATCCAAAATAGACTTGGAGTTTCTGTTGTTCCAGTGTTTCTGTTCTTGTTCTCGTCGGTGTTCTAAGAATTGGTATTGGTCAACTTCTTTTAATGGTATTTCATTCATCATCTACTTTTTTACTTTTCTTCAAAAACTTCTGTAATTCAGAAGTTGACCCAACATAAAGATGATTATGTTGTGTTGTCACTGAAGATTTTTCACCTTCTAAATTTTGTAATTTTTGTTGTAGGTCTATTAACTTTTCAGCTGTATCTGCTACAGTTTTAATTAACTGCCCGGCAACTTCATAAGCTCTAGGGTGTTCAGTGTCCTTAGATAATTGCAGTATACCATCGATGGCATCTTGGCCGCGTTCCACCAAATTATAAAGATTTTCTCTAGCATATCGATAATCAGTTTCAATATTTTCTGTTCTGTTTTTATCTGATACTACTCTAGAAACTTCTTTGGTTCGTGTTGATATGTCTGTTCCAATTTCTAGTATCTGATTTAATTTATCATCAACATTGTCATTCATATTAAGAGTTGTCACTAACTATATCTTCGGAATACGTACTATCCGTACCATCATCGTAAAATGTAACATTTTCACTAATTATATAGGTGTCTTCTGTTGAAACAGAACCAGCAAACGATAAGACTGTGCCTTGTTCTATAGTTACATTTTCACTAAGAATATAACCAACTCGGGCATCAACAAAATCTGTTTGTGCATTATTTTCAATAATGATACTGCTAATAGTTGGTGGTGTTTCTAAATTTGTATTGAATACTCTATCTCCAACCTGCGGGCCTAAGTTAGTCGAGGGTATAGAAACAGTTCTGATTTCATTGGTGTTAGTGGCAGCATCAAAAGATTCTGTAAATACAGGTTCATAAGATTTGACTTCTTTTACTAATCCAGAACTATCTATTTGTGTTGTTGTAAACGCACCAGAAACATCTGTATTAATATAATCCCTCTCGATAACTTTTGTTATGACTTTACCACTAGTAACTGGTCCAAAGAAGTATAATTTCATTGTAAAATTCAATGTATATTGTACTATTCTCCTAGTATCAAATGATTCTTCATAGTTATCTTCATATGTTACATTATTCAGTACAATAGGAACATCTCTAGTATCTTCCATACTATCAATCATTTTCATAGCAACAGTGTATTCTGGTTGAAAGTATGGTAATATTTGTTCTACTATTTGTAATGCTTCTGTTACATTGTTTGACACAATACTTAAGTCGAACGATAGATTGTATGGTGCAGGCATATACTGATAGTTTCTCTGTGTGGTGCTACCAGTAAGTGATTTATTATTTCTGATTAACTTATTTTGTTGTCTTGTGTTGTCATATTCTATACCTGATATCTCAAATGACATCCTCGGTAAAGAAATTGCAGAAACGTTTCCATCTCTTGCTTTGGGGTCTTGCTGCAATCTCGCTAACCATCTTTTTTTCGGTCCATATGAAATAGGTACTTTTTGCACATTGATAACTGTACCATCAGTCTTAACTTCTTTAATGGTGATGTTATTAAACATAGTACCAAAAATTGATACGGCTCTTTTTGTGGTTTCATTGTAAAAATAACTACCAAACATTATGACACCTCACCAAATGGATTCGTCTCACTGAAATCTAGATAGTTAGAACCATTAGTTTCAAAATCTTTATTCTGAGATACACCATCATCTATATCTAGTTTATCAGATGCTACTGATATTATACCCGTTGCACCACTAGTTTCTCCAGTCAGAGTGTCCCCTACACTTAGTGTAGAAGTGACAGCACGCAACACAATATCATACAAACCTGTGTCATCGTTATAAACAAACCCCAAACACTCAGCTACGACATTGGCTCCTAGAAGAATATTTTCACCGTATTCGAAGGAACCAGTAATACTAGATAATTGATATGTTTCCGTATAACCTTGGTCCAATTCTACGAGGTCAGCATCGGTACTAGTATCAAAATCTTCACCAGAGTATTCGAAGAGAGTACATCTCATCTTGAATACAAAAAGTTTTCCCAGCTGATAGAATGGATTATCATCTTGAACGTATTTTATTTCAAAGAGTGCACCAGACATAGGGAAATAAATTAAATCCCCTTCATTTGGCCTTAAATTAGTTACCAAATTACTAGATGAAGATACAAATCTAACCCAAGACCTAGCGGATGCAATAAATGTGGCTTCTTCTTGTACATATACACCAAATTTAGACATCAAGTCACCAGCGTCGGCTGTACCTTCTACATTCTCTAGATACATTTCTATAGTATATGATTCAGCAAACTTGGATGATATATCCTCGTTCAGAATATTATCTTCTTCTATAATTTCTCTGGGTAGATATAACACATCATGACCATACATACGCAGACTTTCAACAACAAGGTCTTCATAAAGATTTTGTTCTTGTGGTACAGCGTGATTAAAAAATACGTTGGTAGCCATGATTAACCTATCATATCAGCGACTGGCATTTCAAAATTCAATCTAGATTCTTCCTCTAGTCTTCTAATTTCATCGAGTGCTTCTTGTTTTATTGTAGATGCATCAAGTGTTACTCCTCCAGGCAATTGCATACCTTGAAATTTTGATAGGTTCTCTCCCCATTGATGTTTGATTAATGCGGTCGCATACTTTTTCAACCACATGTCATTGTAGATATCTGTGTATGTAGTTGGGTCTAATTTTCTATAACATTCAATGATAATATATTCGTCTGCACTAACTTGAGAAAAATCCATATCAAGATACAAACGATTTTGATGCATGTTATATCTAATCGGAGTTTGACCTTGCAACATTTCATCTAACATTGTGATGTATTGGTTGACTTGTGCATAATACATTATGTTTGTGTTCGTCAAAGATGGTACATCATTAAGACGTATTTGATACCTCAAGTCAAACATGTTTGTGGTGTTTTGATCCCTAAAAGGAAAGATCCTCAATACAGATAAAACATATTCTGGCATTTGAATATAGTTGTTTTGTTCTTGGAAAGTGTTTCCACCAACTACATCATCTGTATTTGTGATAAGACCGTCTTGAATTGCTTGTGATAACTGTAACTTTAAATATGTTCTTAACGAACCATCGTAATGAAACTCGTTAAAATATTGAACAGCTTCATCGATTCTATCATCCACCTGGTCATCATCAACATTAATTTCAATTACTGGTGCTCCCAGTCTTCGTTTTGCATATGAGATTAGTTCTGATTTGGTAGAGGGGCTGGCCATTTATAGATATTCCCAAAAACTAAATAGATTTATTGTATTTATGTCTCAAGGAAGTCAATAGTGTCCACAGAAGAACGGCTATCAAAAATTGAAGAAAAAATTGATAAGTTGAGTGAAACTTTGATAACCCTTGCAAGAGTCGAGGAAAAAATATCCGATTTAGAGATTCGTAGAGCAGAATCTCATGAACGGGTCAACAGGCTATCAGCTTCTGTAGATAGAATAGAATCACAATGTAGCCACATGTCTGCTAAGTTAGAGTTATCTAACAAAATAATTTGGGGTCTATCGGCTATGGTGATTGCTGCCATTCTAACCGAGGTTGTCCCCAAGATATTCTAAGTTTGGTGGGTAAACGGGATTTCCTTTACTATCAACATTAAACTTTATAATATTTCCTCTAGGGTCGTTGTTGACATATTCAAAAGGTTGACCTATAACACGTCCTTTTAAATAAGTGTGATTTAGATTAAATGCTATACTAATTCTATCTTTATCTGTTTGGTTTGCTTCGACCATGTGCATTAAACCGCTTGGAAATAGTAAAAGTTTACCAGTTTGTGGTTTTATATTAGCACTACAGTCTTGTCTTCTCCCAAATGGATAATCTGCTACTACTTTAGTGTGTGTGTCGATTATATGCAAATCACCAGAATCTTCATCTGCATCTATATAAAATACACCGGAATACCAACAACCATTATGTAAATGTGGATAGTTCCAGGCCCCTTTGTCGTTTACATTAGCCCAAACGTTCGACACTGTTACTTGAACTTCAGATGGTGATAACCCAAAGAAAGGCGTTAGTTGTGATTGTGTTATTCGATTGAATGCTCTATACAACCGAGTGAATCTGGAATGACTCTCACAACCATCATTTGATTGCCATCCCGTATATGCATTAGAAACTCTACGACCAATTGGGTCCTTTGTTCTCATTTCAAGAATTGCATCTTTTAATTGACTCAAATATTCTTCATTAACAAATCCAAGCTTGATTAAATCGTAACTAAAAAGGTATGTTGGAAATAATGCAGTAACGGAGTAGTCTTCACAATTAATAGTGTTCATATTTAAAACTCAAATTCAAGTTGAAAGGACGATTCACCACCATCTGGTGAATCTGAGAAAAAATCTTTCTTATTAGTCCACGCGCCAGTTTTTTTGTAAGACGAAAAGGGGGATGTTTGATTTGCTGGCCTGAAATAAGAATACGGACATTTCCCCAAGGGCCCTGAAATTGGTACACCCGTTAGTTCCTTTTCTTCATCAGTTAACATAGACATTTCAGATTCATTAAAATCTAAAGACATATTTCTCCAGTATGATTGGTTTGTATAGTTTGGATAAGATGCACACCATTTTTCTCTTTTGAATGGAAATACTTGTAGAACAGGCTCA